GAGATATCTACTCTTTTAACAACTGGTTTGCCGTTCCCAGAGTTTAGAGCAATCGCAACATTTATAAATCAAACGAGGGATACTTATTCAAACGTAGTTAAATCAAGAATTGTTTCAGTTGATACAGGTGTTGAATATATAGATTGGAGAACAACAAAGCTTAATCCTGTAGCTGGAACATCAGCATCAAATCATAACAGTCTTGCAGGTATTCAGGGCGGCCAAGCTGGAGAGTACTATCATATTACCGCCTCTGATTATAATAATATCATAAATAAGATTTATCCCGGTGGTGCTGCTGCTGACACAGGCGCAAAGGTGATATTGCCTACCAAAGCAGATACAATTGGATTAACACCGACAGCAGGAAATGTCATATTCGACACGACGAAAAAGAAGCTGCAAGCTGGTGACGGTGCGCAGTGGAAAGTTGTTGGCGGTGGTTTAGTAGTAACACCGATAACAGTAAGCGGAACGACTCCAAGCATATCATCATTAGAAAGTGGAAAGCATTATATTGTCGATATGTCAACGGCAACTGGCGACGTTAATCTTGATGCGCCTGCAGGAGAATCCGAAGCAAATTTCAAAGTAACAGCAACTAGAAATTACACAAACTCTTATCGCGTTACTGTTACTGCTGACGGTTCAGACAAGTTTTATTATGTTGGTGATAGCTTGAATTATGACGCCGTTCGTCTTTACAATCCTGACCAGTGGATTGAATTTTGTTACTTAACAACCAACGTTTGGATAATGAACACCGATGAAAATTCAGGAAGCGGTGGAAGTAGCGGTACAGGCCGCAAAAACTACATCAAGAATCCAAGTGCATTTACAAGTTTTACAGATTACTGGACAGCTACAAACTTTACTGTAAGCAGGGATACATCAACTAGCATTCCAAGGGAAACAACCACAGGAACGGCATTCAAATTAGTTTCAACAGCGGGATCAAGCACAGCTACTTTTTTGAGTGACGCAATACTTTTAGATGACGCCGATCTGAGCAAGAAGCTAGGAATTGAGATTGCTATAAATATTGCAGATAGCAGCAATTGGTCGATTGATATTCTTGCCTCTGCAACATCAGGCGGAACATATGCAAGGCTTCCTTTGAGTACAGACTCAAGTAGTATTACATATCTTCCTGCTACGACCGGCACGTTTAAAACAACAGTGGACATGGTTGCGGCCACGCCATACATTAAGTTTAGAATCACTTCTGTTGCCACAAGTAAGACAGCATATTTCAGCGACATTATTGTCACGCCGGATAGTAATTCGATTCAAGGCGCGGTTGTTGGTCCTGCTACAAAATTATCTGCATCCGTCTCCAGCAACTCCCAACAAGCAAACGCAATAGCGATAGGCGGTTCAACTACTGCACCTGCCATTGCTACAAGCGTGGTTTGGAATGATGCCTATTACTATAGAGACGGTCAGTATTTAGTACTGAATTTTAACTACTGCCACACCAACAATACCGGAGCAACCGCCGGTTCAGGTACGTACTACTTCAGAATACCTTCTGGTCTGACCATCGATTCGTCCATACTGTCAATAGGAGATAATACCTCAAGGAACATCGTCGGATCAGCACAGGCAGAAGATAACAGTAAGATGTACACAGGAACCGTACAGGTGGTGAACACTACTTCATTGGCTCTTGTTGTAGGCAATGAGACAACCACACCGTCTTTAGTGTCTAGTGTTTTTCTGCCATTTAATACGGCGTCTAACTACCGTATAAGTTTTCAGGCGCGCATCCCAATCGCCGAATGGGCCGGAAGCGGCACTGTCAACTTAGCGAGCAATGATGTTGAGTATGCGTATAACTTCAGTACAACTACAACAGACGATACGACGAGTTTCGGCTATGGACCTACTGGTGCCTTGATAAAGGATTTTGCTCCATCTGGGACCAATGTAATCGTTAAAGGTGTGCAATTCCAAACACCAATTCAAAATAGCGATGTGCTAATGTTTGAAGTAGACAATGGTTCTGGGAAGTGGCAGTCATTTGTAGAAAGGATTGGTAACTTCTCTGAGAATGACGCGGGGTCTACGGCGTACGGGTATAGAATCGAGATAACCGGAACTACTACTGCAAGTGTACAGTTTTTCTCGAAGGCGACAGTCGGAGCTGCTTGGTCTGCTATTAACACTTGGCGCTGGCGCGTCCGCAAGTCATCCGCAGGTGCAGCCGTTGGGTTTGGCATCGTACAACCGGGTGTATCTGCCGGTCTTGTGTCGGCATCCGGCCTTCCGGGAAGGACAGATGGGCAAGCGATTGCCGCTGGGTATGTGGGGGAAAATCTCCTTACTGCAGGAGGTTCAATAACCTCCATCGGAGCGTCAACTATTACGACACTTGACACAGTCGAGCTACCATCAACTGGAGGCGTGTTTTTAGTGACCGCGACATTCTCAAACATAAAGGTCACGGCAAACGGTGGGCTTATTTACGGCAATATTTCCCTCAATTCAGGGGGGTATGTTATACAAAGAGAGGAGCGGTTTACGAACGACTCAGGAGACTTGATTACAAGCGGGCTGACTTCGTTTCCGGCGGTTATCAATATTGCAAGTGGGTTGACGGCAGCGCAGCGGACGGTTGCTGCAAGAGTGCAGGCGACAAGTACAGTGACTGGGGAAGCACAAGGTAGGCTGATGTATGTCCGCATCGCCTAAAGTCGGATATCTTCGGGCAGGACGGGCTAACTCTTAATTAACAGCGAAAAAGTCGTTTACGAACTTTTTCAAGATACTAAGGAGGAAACATAAATGACAACAGCAAGCGTAGGAATAAATCCGGGGCTGGCAGTTTTGCCTTATAATCCACAGAGCCAAATGCCAGCAGGAACTATAATAGCGTATTCTGGAAGCATTGCATCATTCACAAGTACAACAAGCGATAGCACAACAATAATTCATAAAGATGGCTGGGCAGTATGTAACGGAGCAAGTCTTAGTGAAACGACATATGCACAACTATATGCAAGAATCAGCACAACTTGGAATACTTCTACAAACCCATTAACTGGATCGGCGCAATCTGCACCAAGTAGCGGATATTTTAGAATTCCAAATTTACAGGGCGTTTTCTTAAGGGCTGTAGGCGATTATGCTGGAGCAGATGCATATAGCACTGACAATGATGTTGCACTAGCTGCTTTTAAAGTAGATCAAATGCAAGGACATCAACATTTAATTGAAGATGTTTCAGGGACAACGAAATGGTTTGCTTATTACGGTACTTCTAGAGGTGGAGCATATTCAGGTAGAGGATATTTAAATGGAGAAGTTGATTATTCTGCAGCGGAATCAACACTAGGGGCAGGAAGTTTATCATCAGATCCAACAAATGGAACACCAAGAACAGGTAAAGAAACTAATCCAAAACAAATTGGCGTCTATTACTTAATCAAACTGTACGACAACGTAGCAGCAATTGACGTCTACATTCCTTCGGCTTCGGCAAGTGAGCCGGGGCTGGTTAATACTGGAACGCAAATCATTGGTGGCGTTAAAGATTTTTCAAATGGAATAAAACTTTCTAGCGGTTCTGATGTTTTGAGTGTTTATGATGAGGGTACATTTAATATTACCGTATCTGGTCCTTTTACAAGCTCACAAACATGTACTATAAAATATACACAAATTGGAAAGTTAGTTACTGTTTATATAGGTCAAGTAGTCGAGGCTTGTAATTCAGCAAATACTGTCACTGTTATAGCTGGTCAATGGCCAGCGGCATTGCGTCCTACGTCTAGTGATGTTGCTTGGATGTTTCCCGCATATGATAACGGAGGATATCCTGCTTTGCCTACTGGTTTATGGCGTGTTCTAAGTGACGGTTCTTGTATTATTACTAAAGATATTGCAGGTAATGCATGGACAGGGGCAAGCAATGGTGGTTGGATAAGACATACTGCTAGTTATGTAATATAAAACAAAAGGATATAATATATGATTAAGAAAAAAGGCAGCAAGTACGTTGTCACAAGCAAAGAAGGCAAGGAGCTTTCAAAGCCAATGACTGCAAAGAATGCTAAAGAGATGTTAGCAGCAATCGAAGCAAGCAAAGCAGAGAAGGAAAAAAAGAAAAAGAAGAAATAAAAAAGAAAGGGTTTCTATGGACTGGATACCTGCACAAATCATCGGTTTTTGCAATCGATTATCTAAGGAAGGTTATCGATGCAAAAAATGCGGGAAGCAAATCATTAACGGAATAGGGCCGGACAATTTTCCTGTTGTTGCGACTATTCTTAATTCTCTTCCAAGCTCTCATGTACTCAAGTGGGCAGCGAACTATCATGACTATCTTTATCATAAAGGCGGTGACGAAGACGCAAGATCATACGCCGATGTCATGTTTTACAAGCTCGGCGAATGGATTATCAAAAAGAAAGTTGTGTGGTATAAACGCTGGTGCTATAGTGCGATGAATAAGCGCAATTATCTTTTTGTAAGGATGTTTGGTAAAAAGTACTTTGGTGATGATGGGTGTAGTGTTGAAAAAAAAGCTGGTTAAATTCAATTGTCATTTTTGTAAATTTGATAGATGGTTTACTGCAGAAACAGCTAGAAGGATAGCTAGGGCTACGGCTTATTATCCTTTTGTTTGTGAAAAATGCGGGGATGATATAAGCGCAAATTTCAAAAAGATGAGAGAAGAAGGCCCAAAGTGGGAAGGTATAACCATTAAATGTTGAAAGGAAGAATATAATGAATAGATTTGATTATGTGAAGTATGATGAACATGCACAAATTATTCAGAACGGTTTTAAAGTAATGTTCATGGAATTAGAAAAAAAAGTAGATACTCTCTTGACTTCATCAAGGGCGAAGGCATTAGCTTTGACGAGTCTTGAAGAAACCTATATGTGGATAGGTAAAGCAATTCGAGACGACCAACTTGCTAGAAACGGAATGGTTGAATTGCAGGAACAAAGAAATAATTCGTAAATATTTAATTCAAACCAGCAAACCAGCACCGTGGGCGAGTAGTACAAGAATTCCTCATAAAGTCATCTTGCGTCTTAGGTATGATTCTATCGTTCCAGCTTTTAAGGCATGCTGTACCAGCTTTGTAAGTATCAAGGCGGCACTGGGCGGCAGGATGACTATGCTGGGTTTCTCTTACCACTGTCCTGTCTGGTGTTTCATATGACGGTTCATTTTCATTTCCAAGCGAAGCAAGGAGCTTTCCTAGAGATAATCCACCAGCAAGTGACCTCTCGCATACTGTCTTGTCGTTTGCAGTCATAAACCTTCTTTCACCGCATGCTGTACCGCTAATGTTTTCAGCTTCATTTGGTGTTATGAAACCACAAGGCCCGGTTTGATCTGTATCATCATTGTCATCTTGAGTTATGGCGAATACTTTTCTAGCGCAAGATGCTGTTGAATAAAAGTCGCTGTTTCCTTCATTCGAGGCCCAACTTGAATCGGGATACTCAGGGACTCCTGCGACATGGTGTCCTAGTTCATGGCAAACTACAAGTGCAAACCCTTCCGGGGTTACTTCTTCATGTCTCGCTAATCCGCCGTAAAAAGATATTATCCAATTCTTGCCAGTTTGTTGAGCATAGGCGTTAACTGTGTTTGATTTCCAGTTTCTTTCTACCTTTAGATTAGCTCCAAAACTTGCGATGATTGGACGGTAGATTCTCTCGACTCGATCAAGCACAGCATGAAATTCTTGTTCTGTTATCCCGCCATATCCTCTCGGATTCGGATCAATCAGATGATAATCGTTTTCAGGCAAAAAAGACTTGTAAGGTCTTTTAAGCTCTATTCCTTCGGAGTCAGATTGTGAACACCCGAACGCCAATAAACCAATGCAAAAAAATATAGCTTTTAGCATATTCCCAACTCTCCTATTTTTTGTTGCTATTTATCAAATGATACCATGCATAATAAAAATCATGGTATGATTTTCTTATCTCTAAAAAATGGGGTGTTTTGTGATAAGTGACGAAACTATAGTAGCGTTAGTTTTGGGGCTTGGCGGTTTTGTGATCGGCCTAGTCTATTATCTCAATTCAGCAACGCGCAAAATTGTGGACAATGTTGGCCAAAAAATTGAACATCTCGCCGTTGTGATAGGAGCTTTTAAAGAGGCGTTCGCTGCCCGGTCTGTTGAAATAGATTGGATCAAAGCAGAGCTTGACACAGTTAAAAAAAGATGTTGGGATTGTGAACAGTTTCGAAAAAAAATACAAAAGTAAGAGGTATCTACTATGTTTATCAAAGAACAAACTGATTTTGGCGGTAGCTATACCGGTGAGCAAATCGGCACAGCTTTGGATGTTTTGCATATGACAGGAGCATCATGTCATTTTGTCTATACTAATGGAACGCCGAGCGCGGGAGAAGATGCTGCTACCGGTAAGGTAGAGGTTCAAACTTTAACTTTCCCTTCTGGTGCCGATGCTGTCAGCGGTGATTATTTTGCATTGACCGATACAACCGGGCTAAAATGGGCTGTGTCGCTGCAAAAGAAGAATATCGAAACCTTGACATTTCCGGCTAAAGCTGACGCAACTGCAGGCGATACTATCATTGTATATGATACAGCAGGAACTGCATGGGGAATCGCTCTCGATAAAACTGGAAGTGATGATGAGCCAACTTCAGCACAGTGGCTTGCAATACCTGCAGCTAAAAAAACATTTGTCGATATTTCCGCAACGACAGACGCGGCTAGTGTTGCTGCAGCTGTGGAGCTTGCGGTTGATGCATTGACAGGATTTTCTGCTGTTATAACGACAGATGACGGCGCAGCAAACGGCACTATGACTTTTGCGCAGGCATCAATCGGTTTGATTACTCCTGCAATCCCATTAAATGCAGCTGGTGACGATGTTGGATCAATTACTGCGACTACAACTGTACTCGGATCAAATGCCCCAACAGGAGCAATATGGGCATCAATCCCTGCAGCTAGAAAAGCACAGTGTACAATAACAGCATTGCAAACTAACGCGCAGGTGGCATCCGCAGTAGAGGCTGTTTTTGATGGATTGACGGATGTTCCTTTTTCAACCACGGCATCAACAAACACTCTGATTTGCACAAACACAGTAAGAGGAAACACAGCAGACGGCGCAGTTAAGAATAAGGGTGATACAGGCGCAGGAACAATCACGGTAGCAAACACAACGCAAGGTGTTAACCCAGCTGTTAACGTTTCTGCAAATACGATTACACTTTCGGACCATGGATACACTACTGGACTTAAGGGACAATTGACAATTTCAGGCGGCGGAACACTGCCTGATGGACTTACCACAGCAACTGATTATTATGTCATTGTTGTTGACAGTAATACTGTCAAGCTTGCATCAAGTTTAGTAAATGCACTGGCAGGAACGGCTATTGACATAATCGACCAAGGGACTGCTGATAAAACGATGACGTTTACTCCTACCTCTCTCGCTGGTGCGGTTGCAAAGCTGCAGTATTCAAATGATGGGACAAATTGGGATGATGTTGCCAGCGGCTCTGTAAACATTAGCGCGACAGGTAACAAAATGTTTAATTTGTCTGGCATCAATTACAGGTACCTTAGAAGTCATTTCATTTGTACTGCAGGTCAGGTCACTATCACATCAAATATGATTGCCAAGGGCGAATAAACACGCCAAGGCCCGCTTGGTAAGCCTAGCAAGCGGGCTGGTAAGGATAGACTTGATGGGATGAGTGAAGAGGCTTGTGAGTTAAAAGGTAGGGTTAAAAAGCTACTTCGGCGCTAAGGCCGATTGTTTTATTTATTCCGCCAAGCATGCCAAAAACACCGAGGCCAAAAGAGTCAGTCAAGAATCGAGTATAACCGGCCCCGCCTATTATGCTCTCATATGTGTACGCATCAACTGCGTATGCATCATTCGGGCTTGATGATGTCTCGATACCATCCTGAGAATATGCACCAAGTACACGAAAAATATTCTTTGGCATAATAGTTTTTTCAACCAATTTCTCAACTGGCTTTTCGACTACTCTGTCAACCGGGACTTTGACCTCTTTCGTTTTGATAATTGTTCTTGGCGCGGGACACTCGTTTTCTGGACTGTCGGCATCGGCTAGCGTTTTGCGAAGGTCTGCATTGTCTTTACGCAAATCCGCAATTTCTTTTTTAGCTTTTTCTAATTCTTTTTTGATATCGCTGCAGGGATCGGGATCAGTACATTCGGCATCCTTTTTGACTAGCTTATATCCTGCAGGCACTTCGTTAGCTTTTGTCATTCCTTCATTGGGACCGCCACCGGCTATGGCTGTTGATGATATGATTAGTGATATGAGTATTCCTTTCATGGGTGTTCCTCTTTTGTTTCGGCACGAATTTCAATTTTTTCAATTTGTTCTTTTATGTATTCTTTGCTGAAAAGTTGTTTGAAAATTTCCTCTAATTCGTCATCAATTTCAATTTCTCCAACCTTAAGAACACAATAAATTGACTTTGTTAAAACATCTAAAGCATGTTGTGGACCTTTTGTATTATTAACAAGCAATGTTACTATTGATTCGCAAATTTCAGACGAACTCTCCATTTGTTTTTTAGCTTCTTCCATTGTATTAACCCTCAACATTGGTCTGGTTTAGGAATGGGCGGCACCGGTACAGGAATCGGTGTTGCCGTGACTGTTACTGTCGGCATAGGTACAGGTTCGGGCTGCACTGTAACCGTAACCGTTGGCACTGGCACCGGCTCTGGTTGTGGCTTTTGTTGTGTTGGCTTCGGCCATAGGATGCAGTCATCTTGTTGCTGTAATGTCTCATACCATTGTTGTTCAGTTTGACATGGCCCATAATGTTTGATTCGGAGCTTCTTTATATCATTGATATGAGTTGTAATAGTCTGCCATTTTGTGTCAATACAAGCACACACAACAAGATATGATTGTGTCGGGCATCGCGGATCTTTCCCGCAATGAGGCCATGGCGGCTGCAGGATGACAATGGGCGGATAAGGAGTGGTGGGCGGGTAAGGGCTTGGGCTGACCGTTCCCTGCTCTCCTTTGTCGCCTTTGTCTCCCTTCTCTCCCTTATCGCCTGGCAGACCTCTTTCACCTTGTGGACCTTGAAGGCCGGGATCGCCTTTGTCACCTTGCTGACCTTTTATTGTTTTGACTTCATCTGTTTTACCGCACGATAGCGCGGCAATGCTTAAAGCAGCGATTGCAATTTTTCTAACCATTCTTTTGTCATCCTATTTTGACCGTCAAACCATCGATATAGCTGTGAAATATGGCAATCAACATGAAAACTTAGTTGCCTAAGATTACCGTATTTTGCTATTAATTTCTTGAGGATAGCTGTCGATTCTTTTACATCGACATATCTATCAAATTTATCTTTAAATTGTTTCGCTATCCCTGACTTTGCATAATATTTCGAGTCTTTTATCGCTGGATGCTTAAATCGTGTATACGACTTTTCTTTTGATTTCAAGCTCATGCCCCTTTATAACAAGTTTATCTCGGTTTATCTCATCGTGATTTTCAAGGTACTCTCTAAGTTCTTTCACAGAGTTAAGACATTTAATCACATCAACAACATAAAATTTTGCTCGTTTCCTTGATTCACCTTCATCTTCTGCAGCTTTTTCCTCTACAGCTTGTTCTACATTTGCAATCGATTCCCCGAATTCACCGAAAACATCATCTACCTGATTCATTATTTTTTCCCTTGCAACGTGTTTAAAAAATGAGTAATACATTGCATATACTAATTCGAAAGAAAGGGCAAGAAAAAAATGGGCGATGAAAGCTATTGGCTTCGACATTTTCCGCTTTATGTTAAATGTGTGATAGAGGATGACAGGCTAAAACCTAGCGACAAAATCATACTAACTTCTCTATACATAAATTCATGTGAGATTAATGCAGAGTTTATTGCAACAGTTTCTCTATGTGAGCTTTCTATGCAGACTCGAGTATCAGACAGACACATGAGAAAATGCATTAGGTTTCTTGATGAGAATTCCTATATAGAAAAACGCATGAGAATATCACGCGAGTATGGTTGTGAGTCTAATAGTTACGTTATCAATCTTAAAAAGTATTTTATATGAATCTGCAGGAGTTAATAAAAAGATATCCCGAATTGGTGCAGTGTCCTAAATTTGGACAGAAGTGGACCTATAAATTTTATTGTGGCAAATGCTTAAAAAAGCACCATAAATGCAAATTTTCGGATTCTGAATATTTTGAATTGCGAAAATTTTTTGGTGGGATAATAGTGGATAGTCTTAAGGCGTAGGGTGGATATCTTGGAAAAAAGATATCTGTAAAAAAAACAATCCCCCGTTCGTTTGCAGCGATACAGGGGCTAATGCGTTACCGCATGATTTTCGCAAGGAGAATATCTCATGATAGTTGGTATTTTTTCAACTCTAAATTTGAAAAACTTCACAAAACATCTTCGTTTTTTCCAACATCGTGAAATTGAACTATTAAATGTTTTGCTTCTCGACTCTCGGTTAAAGTCTGGTGGGCATGACCTCAGTATCCCGGTCTTTTACGCCAATGGTTCATTAGCATATTCAATGCACCGCTGCATAGAGACGGCTAGACACGCAAAAGAGGGGCTGCACGCTCGCGGAATCATAACAGTTGATGGTTGTCATTACGATGAATACACGCGATTAGACGCTGCAGGCAACACTGTCAGAGCACGCACGCCGTACACCCAGAAAATAGAGTTTACCCAGCAGTTCCTTTCGTTCATTCATGATTCAATCAAAAACAAAAAAATAGATACAATGTCAGAACGTCAATTTGGTTATTGTGACTCTTACATTGTTAAGCGCGAGAGATTTAGAATTATGGCCCGCCTCAATACGCTCAAACACAAGGCTGGTACGGGATACGAGATGTTAGTAAAAATGGGGATAAACCTGTGTAATTCCTGTGATTCAGTACCAGATAAATTGGTATCCCCCCTTACCAATTTCGTTGGCTCATTTATGAATACTCGAAACTCAAATTCCTTATCTAATAAAAATAAGAACCATGAATTCAGCGACGGCTATCACACTCCCATAAAAGAGAATTTTAAAATCAATTCTCTTCTCACAAGCATAGCTTCGTACGCACACAAGACAGTAAAACAATGGACAAAATCGGTTGATGATGTTTGCCACAAAATGCTTGTATCCGGCATGAGTAAAACGGAAGTCGGAAGAGTTATGATAAAACAGGGATACGTCAACACGATTGACGAATTCTTGGCGAAGTACTCACCGCCTCAACTCTGTTAGCTTAATTTTTGAGCACTGCAGCATAAATCAGAAAAAGTGGAATGCCAAATATGCACCGCTATGCCTAAATTTTTGGCATGATGATAAAATCAAGGATCTTGTTCGGGAAAAAAAATCATCGAACTTGCTCCTTGACGTTGACAATCACGCGAAATAGTGTTAAATACTTTACACAATGAATTTAACACGAAAGGAAAGAAAATGTCTAACGCTCTAGCTATTTATCAGGATTTTAATTCGTTAAAAAACATTGCAACAACACTTGCGCAATCCGACCTTATTCCACCACAATTTTACAAAAAGCCTAGCAACGTGATAATTGCGCTTGAATTTGCACACCGTAATGACATAGCACCGTTCCAAGCGATGCAAAGCCTGTTTGTTGTGCATGGGCGCGTGGGCATGACTGCAGCTATGGCAATATCACTCGCTAATAAGGCAGGCGTGTTTAAGCATCTCAGATACAGGGAGTCAGGAGAAGGTGAAAACCTATCAGTCACGGCAGTAGCTACGCTGCATGATGGCACTGAAGTTACAAGCACCGTATCTCTACAGACAGCCAAAAAGGCAGGATGGACAAAGAACGCAGTTTACAATTCGATCCCGGAGCAAATGCTTAGATATCGGGCAGCAGTGTTTCTGATTCGCGCTCATTGGCCCGAAGTACTTTTTGGCATGAGCACGAAAGAGGAGCTTGAGGACGTAGTTGCAGCAAAGACAAACCCCGAAGTCATCGCAAAACCCGACATCAAAATAATCGAGGCAACGATTGAACCTGAACAGCCACAGCCACAATCTGAACCTCAGAGGCATGTCGAAGTCGAAATATCAGACAGCGGGGAAGTTGAGTCAGTTGGAAGTGAAAACGATTTTGAACGAGACATAGAAGATTATCGATCCGAAGTTTTGGGCTTTCTCGAATCATGTCCTATTGAGTGGTTTCAAAAAATTGGTAAAGACAAGACATCAATGCTATCGGCTATCGAGGCAGAGAAGGATTTGGAGAAGATGAAAGTTATGTATGAGAGAGTACAGAAGTACGATAAATTAGCTAATATGTGAGGCGGAATGAAAAAAAACTTTGAAGATACAGATATATCAAGACAGCTTAAAGAATGTTTTGCGCCGTATTCTGCATATTTGTATGTTGAAAATTTATGGTATTCAAACAATGAAATAAGAGAAAAACTTGAACAGATTAGGACTGAAGTTGCTTCACATGCAATTTTGATTCGTTCAATAATGGAGGAATAAAAAATAATGGATATTTCAGACAAATCATGCAGCTTTTGCTTATCAAAAGCAGAAAAAAGAGCAGTATTTTTTGGACCGGGAATAAATGGCAATGAATTTATATGTGAAATATGCATAGCAGAATGCCTAAAAAAAATGTCAGAACATATTGTCAAAAATTTTAAGGTTAAAGAAGAAAAATAGGAAACAAATGGAATACCGTGAATCAAGATATTTTAACCGCACTGAATGCGATGTCTGCGGAAATCGCGGACCATGTCACTGGTGTGGCAGGGATGGACATAAACGCAGCAATGAAAATGCAGAAAAAAGCGATACAAAAATAATTTTTGACTTTTCAAAAAATCCTTTCACTGTTACAGTCTGTGAGTAAAGAGCGAGATATTTCTAAAGCAGAAAATCTTTCCGTTAAATCCCATGTTGCACAGCGTGGGATTTTTTATTATGATTGGCATGTGCTTCTATTGGGCAGATTATTGATCGACAACGCAATGCAATGACCCATTCGTTAAAGGCTATTTCTCCGATAGCCTTTTTTATTTTTGACGCTTCTCGGCAAGCCATGCTCTTAACTCTTCAACGCTCTTTATTGTCCTACTTCCATTATCAAAATTTATGTATTCGCCTCTATTTAACATCGCAATAGCTTCTTCCATGCTCTGTGGTATCGAAGGATTGTTGAGAAGCTGGACGGCTTTGCTACACTCCGGGCAAAGCTCAAAACGAGATGTAGCAGCATAGTTTGTGGAAAAAATACGCTCGGCCAATATCTGTATCGGCATACCTGTGTCTATGTCGTAAATGACATAATCACCCGGCTCTAGCTCGGCAACTTTGTCGCCTATCCTGACCTTGCCGCCGATGACCATTAACTTCTTATCTCTCGGCGGTTGATACGGCGATGTTGGATCATACGAGACACCCATATAAGTTTGAGCAGATGCTTGCACGACTTCTCCCAAAATCTCTTCAACATAGTTTAGTTTTTTGGAAGGAAACCATTGAACGGCGGTAACTTTTTTCGGAATTCGTATAAATGTATTGATAACATCCATTTTTTACCCCAATATTAGCTTTAAACTTACATGTAAATAGTGTTACACTTATCACACACACAACGAAAGGTAAATATTATGGCGGGAAGTATGGGCGATTTTGCCGAACATATTACTAAGCAATTGATGTCTGATTTAAACGTGATGGCACGCGCACAGAATCACGATTTTATCGCTCTGACATCACAAAACAGGAGCTTTTCGAGTCGCTGTAGTCAGCAAATGGAAAAGCAAGTTGTGGAATTCGATTATCAAGAGTCAATGGCTTTAAGGCCGTTCGATCCAATGGCTTCAAATTTCATGCTGCAGAGTGAACGGCAAAAAAATAATTCAATTTTGGTGAACGAAGAATTTCTTCTAAAGATTCTATCCCAAAGAAAATGAGGTAGAATAGCCATAGGTTTTACATGCATGTAACATTATTTTTTAAAGGGAGATTACTATGAGCTTGGAGCAACAAATTTCTGACCAAATGCTTTCGGACAATTCGATTCTGTTTCGCGTTCAACAACATGACTTCGTAGCACTGACTAGCCAAAGTCGTTCAGTATCGGCACGCTTTGGCCAGCAAATGGAAAAAAAGGCTGTTGAGTTTGATTACGAGGAAAGCATGGGATATCGTCCATTCGATCCCGTTTCCGGTGCTTTCATGCTGCAATCGGAAAGAGTCAAAAACAACGGCATCACCGTTAATGAGTCGTTTTTGCTCTCTCTTCTGCAGCAAAACGGAAACACGAAATAATCAGAGCTTTCTGAGAAAATCGTGTAGCTCTGTCTGAATTTTATACAGCTTCATTTCAAGCTCATACTGCTGGTCATCCGGCAGTGTTGAGCTTTCTATTTCTTTTCTGATATCCGTTACACTGTTCAATGTACGCTCAACAAGCTGCTTTGCATCATTCCAATCGATCAAACGCAAGTCTTGTTCTATCGGATCAAGATACTTTTTTCTGGGAGCTTTTGGTGGCTCAAAATTTAACATTTTACTTCCTTCCTTCATGACTGTTTTTATAACACTACCGGCAACAGGACCGGCAACGGTATCAATGGCTTTTCCGGCTATCGTTTCAACTGCAGAAACAATAGGACTTGTCGGCACAGGATTGCATCCTGCGACTTTATTTATAAATGCGATAACCTTCTCGGCACCGTTTAACACTGTGTCAAGACAGGCTTCATAATCCTTGCGTATTTTTTCATTAAGCTCAAAAGACATATGTGTAAAACCTTTGGCTTGCATTGTTGATAAAGGGCTGTTAAAAGGGTAACACAATCATGAGAGGGGGGCAAACGAAATGATCGAAATAGATGTGTGGAGCTTTGCCGCCGGAAGCATAACTGGGATATCATGGGGTATTATATGTTGTTTGCTGTTTATGTGCTTTTTGGCGAGACGAAAAAAAAGGGGGGAAAATGATGTTAGATTGGAATCAGGACGCAGCGAAAATCAAAGCAGAAATTATAGAAGTCGTTAATTACTATCGCTCTGTCACTCGTACAGCGAAAGAGCTTGGCGTATCACGCGAGTCAGTTTCAGGCTGGGTAGCAGGGCGGCATCTTCCTTCGGTAGCAAAATATTTGGTGATTGAACAACATTTGAAAAAAGCTCGGAGAAAAAGAAATGTTTGAAACCATATTTAAACAACTAAGACAGACTTTTTGCACCCACCGTTTTGCATACAATAAGAGCGAAACAATAGGCGGCGACAGGGTAGCTATCCAAATTTGCATGGACTGCAGAAAAAAGAGGTATCTCTCTTATTCGCGTGATGTAGAAAGCTGGTATTACACGACAGAATAATGGTACCGGTGGCCCTCTCAGACACAATATAATAGTTTGCTTGACTCATATATTCACCGGCAAGCAATTATTAATTGAACAAGAGGGGATTTGCAAGTGAGTTTATTGAGGCATGACACAATCATGAAACTAGCTAGCGGCGATCAATGGCGTCAATTTAATCAACTACAAGAAGAATGCGGAGAATTAATCGCAGCTGTTAACCAGTATCGCAGGAACAAAAGCATTGAACACTTGTATGATGAGATAGCTGACGTCGCAATAATGATCGCACAAATGAGAGTTATTTTGGATAACTCAAAAATCAACGCGAAGATTGAAGAAAAATTAAGCAGGGCAGCTGGGCGCCTGTCAGAAGGTAAGCTATGAATTTAGGCGATGTAGACAACATATGGATTGCGATATCAATAAACTTCGTTGTCGTTTTTGTAACTGCAATTCGTCAACTCTCGGCATCAAGTAGGCAAAGCGACACAGAAAGAGTACTCGAAAGAATCGCGTCAATGAACATGGAGCAACGAGTAAAAATAGAAGTGCTTGAAAGGTTATTCGGTGAGCGCAAATGATTTAATAATGATTAGTCTATCATGTTTTCTTGCATATGCAATTAGCGCGATTACATGCAAAATTATCATATCAAGAAGTAAAAAAGACAGATTCAAACCATACAATGAAAAAACAGATAAGTTTTACTGCCCACATTGCGGCAAGAATTTAAGCATTAAGGAGACTTTTTTTGAATACTGTACGCATTGCCAGCAAAAATTTGAAAACTGATAAAGATAGGCTAGATGGTAAAATTTGGCTAGTAACCTATATATTTATTTGCTTTCTCGTAACTGCAGGTTTTATAGTTGGATGGATAGCGAACGAATGGATTTTTGGAGGAAAAAATCAGTGTATGTAAAATCAAAACCAATCCCTTTTGATGTAGATGAGGCGCAAAGGCAGCAAGATGAAGTTGAGAAACTGGCCGAAAGACTAGACACAGACGCAATGATTGTATTTTTCGCAAAAAAAAGTAAAATGGGTGATATAGGCGGAATTGTTATACACGGCGAAGACGGCGAAAAATTAACTGCACTGCTAGTAGGCGGACTGCAGCAAATTGGTCATATAATGGAGTCAGAAAATGAAAATCAGGAGTATGATAGCTAATGCTGTAATAGTAACCGCACCAATTTCATTCTCTCAGACAAAGCAAATTGAGCTTGTCAAACATCTCACAACACAAAACCAAATCCTCATAGGCACTGGCGGAGTAGATGCACACAAAGCAGAGATATCGCCACAAATACATTATCAATACCTTTGCTGTGGATATGGGCAAGGTGGTTGGCGCGGGTGGAATCAACCGGATGGTGAATATGCAAAGATGGTCATCAGGACGGCTAAATCAATAGGCGCGATTCCAATGTTCACTTATTATCGAATGGCTTTTGAATTTGAACAAAAAAACTTTGGTATTTTGACAAGCGCGAACATGGCCCAATATCTTCTCGATATAAAGATGATGGCCCAAAAGATCGCGGAAGTTGACACACCTGCACTTGTCCATTTTGAACCGGACTGGACTGGTTACATGCAAAGGATGGTCAGGGAAGGCGGGAAACCATTAACCGCTATCCCGGCAAGAATCAGGCACCCCGGACTGCCTGAATGCAATGGGCATGGCGAACATCTTGCCGGTGTAATGGGGTGTATGATTGACATAGTTCGCAAGAATGCACCAAAGGCCCGAATCGGCTTCCATGCTTCGTCTTGGGCTGACTGGTGGCCGGGGGATGCTTCAGAGGCTACGATTAAAGAAAAGGCGGCATCGGTGGCAAATTTCCTCAAAAGTTGTGGATCAGATAAAACTGACTTCGTGGTTGTGGAGACTTCAGACCGGGACGCCGGTTTTCTGGAAGCTACTCAGAACGCGAAGGGAGCTTACTGGACACAACGAGACTTCGATAATCATATGATCTGGGCGCGGCAGATATCGCAGGTAAGCGGAAAGCCTTTGCTCTGGTGGCAAATGCCCTTCGGCGTTCCTTCAGATAAACCCGGTGGATCTGATTATGCGTACAGAGATAACAGGGTACAATTCTTTTTTACCAACATTCAGCGGGTAAAAGAGGCAGGAGGATTCGCAATTGTATTCGGCGCGGGCGCGGATAAGCAAACATCACCGACAACAGACGGCGGGCAGTTTAAGCGGTATCTTGACCAATATCTCATGTATCCTGCAAAGTTTTAGTACTCGCCGTCAATCCAATCAAACCTGAAATTATTAGGCATAACCACGTTATTTTTTAACCCGGTATAATAAGCAATGCAGAATGCATCATACACGGCAGCTTTATTTGCAGCGTTCATATGCTTATACTCAAAATTAGGATTCATCTTCTTGAAAGCGGATGCCGTTCTAGCCTTTGCTTCAACTGTTGATTTTTTGCAGTATCTAACACCATGGATTTTTTTCTGCCAAGCACCGGGAGCGAAAGAGTCATAAGGATAATTGACAAGCAGATGAAAACAGGCTGAAACATTCCATCCCCATGGAAAATTTTTGGTGCCAAAACTCGGCATAGCATTGTTTTTTTCAATCCCAATGTAATGAGCTTCGCCAAGATCGATATTGTCTAAAATGGTGTTATGACATAGCAGACCGTCTTCACGCCACGGCATGAACATAAAGCGGCAAAGCCTTTCCTCAAGGTCTAACTCTACGATACAACCGGCTTTACCCGGATCAATGCCAACAATTTTCATTATATTCCCTTTCATGTTTGTGGAGTTTTCAAATAAGAGAGTACTTTTTTACGGCTATTTTGCCAACAAAAAACAGCTATTTGCGAAAAAAGAGAAATGAAGAGAAATTATTTATTGACACAAATGTCATGTTGTGAGATAACCCGGTTGTGGAAATGATTCCACACTAAAACGGAAAGGCTTTGACATGAAAAAAGATATAAACAACATAATTGAATTGGCTAAAAAATTTGGTTGTTCAGTAAGCAAGATTGGTGATGATTATATTCATGTTATTGGTACCTTTAATCAGTATTATTTGATGAGTAAAGAAGCAGAAAAACAAAAGATAATGACAAGAACAATCAGCGGTTTTGATAGTGAATCATTGATATTAATGTACTACAGCAAATTTGCATAATAACACTTTAAACGGAAAGGAACGCTAAAATGAAAAAACTGCAAATTAGAAAAAACCATTGTGAAGAGACGAATGAATGGATTTGGGCTGTAAGCAGAATAGATGGAAAATCATTCCACGACGGAGTGGTAAGCTACAACTTCACTTACTCAGAAGAAGGCGGATTGCTCGCCATAGATTGCGCTAAAAAACTTGAACAGGAATTCGCCGGGGAATAACCCAGGAAGGAAGGTTAATAGATGGATGATTTTATAAAGCACTTTATTTATATGGGATGTTTGTTGTCAACAATATCATATTGGTTACTGAAACGTAAAAAACAAAAGCTAGAACAAGAAAATCAATTTCATATCAACTGTATTGTTGATTTATTGACAGGTCTAAATATACAAAACATAGGATTATTTATGAATGAATTAACGCCAGAAAACTGCTTTAAGCTAGGAAATGCTTATAGAATAGCAGCAATAAACAAAATAAATGAGAATAAAAATGAACCTAGTAATCATAAGGTGTAAAAACTGCAAAGTATCCGTAGCAGTTTCACCCGATCAATTCCGAAAGCTCAAAGAAAAGAAAATGGAAAATAGGTTTTTATGTGTGGCGTGTATGCCTAAAAATGGAAGGAAGTGAAATGAACGTTAATGTCAAAAAACTGGTAGAAACATGCGTAGAAATCATGGGAACAAAAAGGGCTTTGGCTGATTACCTTGGAGTCGATCAAAGGTCAGTATACCGCTGGATTGCGAGGCAGGTTAGACCTTCTGGGTTACTCATGCTTAGGATGTATGATTTAAGCATAAAAGAAGCGGATAAAATCAGGCAGATATAAAAAAGAGAAATCATGCGAAATATATTATTGACAACTTTGTCATGCTGTAATAGAAGTACTTCATGGCACTGATGCCACACAAAAACGGAAAGAGAAAAAAATGAAACACAAAACACTTATCAGCAGAATCGAAAAAATCGGAATCAAAGTTGAAAATTATGGTGATAGAACATTCGTAGCCAGAGGGAAAAACGTCGTAACATGGTATAAGCAAGATGATTTAGCTATTTGCGTTAGAACACCAAGTAAGCACACAGATATCGATACAGATTGCTTTTGTGATATCTACCATAGAAAAGTAAAATCAGTGTTATCTTGGCTGGCATATTCTCTTTAAATAATCTTCTTTTTAGTCGCTAACCGCTTAATCCGATACCATCTGCAATCATCCACAACCATGGGATTGTAAGCTCTGTAATCCGCAAAATGACCAAATATGAAGTGACACTGACTGCACAGCGTCAATAAATTGTCAGCGGAAAGCTCTAAATCTGGCCGTAGATCGAACGGAATTATATGGTGGACTTCTAACCCCCGCTTTCTATCACAAGCTGCACAACGTCTATTATCAGCATCAGACAGGAAGGCTTTCCGGCAAGCTCTCCATTTCTGACTTCTGCCTGTTAGTTTCGAGTAGGCCCAATCAATCACCACAGCACCCCCGGTTGAGCTTCGCTATGACACCAATAGTCTGAACAGGAAGGCCCCTTTCGACAATTATCGTACCGTTATCATTAGTAATAACTGATAATCCTCTGTTACAACCGGAACACCGTTGCATATATGCAAGAGGGATCGCATTGACGATATTTTCAAAGGCGTTCGAGCAGTAAGGGCAAATCCCGGTTAGCATCCATTCATCATATTTGTACATTTTGGCAGACCATTAAGTTGTTTATAATTTAAGCATCATGATATAATGATATTATAATGTAAACATGAAAGGGATAAAAATTTGAAAAAGAAAACATCAAACAAGAAAGTTGAAAGGGATAAACCGAAGAATGGTCACGGCGGAAAGCGTGAAGGCGCAGGACGCAATCCAATTCCGTTCAATGAGGAATGGTGGGAAATAGCAGAGAATTTAGCTCATATTCAATGCACAAGAGACGAAATAGCGGGCGTTCTTAAAATAGATGCAGACACTTTAATAACAAAAATAAAACAGCGTTATAACCTTGATTTTTCGGCTTGGTTTTTAAAACACAGCGCAAATGGAAAAGCATCTTTAAGGCGAAGATTGTTCGATATGGCGATGAATGAAAAGTGGGATAATACACAAGCTGCGATATGGTTATCAAAGAATTATCTCGGTATGAAAGAGCCTGAATCTACAAATCAAGCACAAGTCAACCAATCATTTTCTCTCTCATACTCCAAAGATGATTTAACTAATGCAAAAAAACGAACTAAAAACGATTGATTTTGATTACTACTGGAAGCGCAGGGAAGGGATTTCAACAGATTCTGGGACTACTGTTGATACATTCCGGCCAGTAATTCCATGGCAAGCAGAAGTCTTACACGATATCCGATTTGGGTTTGACTATTCAATCGGTGTGCATGATGTACTTCTTTCCGGCTCTGTCGGCTCTGCCAAATCTCTTTTTATGGCTCACATTGCTGTGACTCATTGCATGATGTTCGACCGAGCTTGTGTCGGTATTTTCAGGCTATCGTTTCCTGATTTGAGAGATACTATATTCAAAGACATTGTCGATCATCTTGTGTGTGATGGTCTTGAGGAAGGGCGCGATTATTTCATCAATAACACGCGATGTCAAATCATGTTTAAAAATGGTTCGTCAATCGTATCTCGTTCGTTCTCGGATGGACGCTATACAAAGGTGCGTTCACTTCGCTTGTCTCTCGCTATCATAGAGGAGTTAACAGAATTCAGGGGAAAGCATGAGCAGGCGTATAAGGAAATTAAAAATCGAGTAGGTCGCTGCCCTTGGGTACCGGAACAATTGATATTGTGTGCCACAAACCCGGATGACCCTTCCATGTGGGTATACCAGTATTTTATCGAGAATGAAAAAAATGACCCTACCCGTCATGTATATTACTCTCTCACTTTTGATAATCCATTTTTGAGAGAAAATTATATCCGGTCTATCATCTCAACACTAGACGAAAAGCAAGTACTCCGCATGGTGTTTGGAAGATGGTTAGAGCTTAAATCTGATGTAATCTATTACAACTTTGGTGAATACAACATAATTAAGCGATTGTACCAAGTCTATGACAATCAACCAATTCACATATCATGGGACTTCAATATCGGAAACGGTAAGCCTATGTCTTGCTGCATGTTCCAAGTTTATCGTGACGCTAAAGGATATGGCTATCATGTGTTTGATGAAGTAGTTATCGAGGGAATGCGAACGCTCGATAGCTGCGAAGAAATTGCAGCAAAAGGAATACTTGACAATTACGGAACAACCATAATCGTTCACGGTGACGCTGCAGGAGCACATAACGACACAAGAAGCAAGAAAACAGACTATGACATTATCATGGGATTCCTGCAAAACTACGTTAGAAGAGACGGCAGGCATCTCGAAGTGATTAGAAAGGTACCACTGGCTAACCCGCCGATCAGAACAAGACACAATAAAATAAACGGACTTTGTAAAAATGCTCTCGGAGAAACATTCCTTTTTGTCTATCAAAACTGTAAAACTATGATTAGAGGATTGAAACTTACAAAGTTAAAAGACAATGGTAATCTTATAGAAGATGACAGCTTTGACGCGCAGCATATCACCACGGCTCTAGGATACGGCGTAATAGCTGCAGAAAAGTTTTATCTATATCAACAGGAATCAGAAAGACTACTAGCAGAAAGGAATTAATAGCATGGCAACCGAAGCATTACGCAAAAAGATAGGGCAGACATGGAATGATGATCCAAACGAAAGACGCAAAAACTGCAAAGCACTATCTGATTTATATGAAGGTGCGGTAAGGAAGTACGTTGAAGAAAGAATCAAGCGAGAGATTAAAGACGCTAACGAACGATGGGAAATGAGTCGCAGGATTCTCGAAATAGACATGGTCAAGAGGATAGTTGACAAGCTCTCTCGCGCATACATGAATAACCCGATCAGAAGGCTAATGGACGGTACACCAAAAGATCAAGAGGCTTTCGATTGGTATCTAAAGAACATCAACTTTGATGAAATTGGCCAGACCATTGACAAGAACTATAACAACTATAAAGAGTCACTTGTCCAGTGTTACTTTCACGAACTAACTGCAAAACCAAAGTTGAAACTGTTAGAACCAAGCACTTATATTGCCGTATCATCTGATCCGCAAGACGATACTAATGCAACGGTGTTTGTCATCTATTTCGGCAAAGATGATAAAAAGCAAGATATGCTGCTTTGTGTTTCAGAGGGTGAGGTTTGGATACAAAACACAAAGGGAGAAATACTTAAGGGGCAGATGGATAACATCGGCAACGTTGATGGCCTAAACATGTATGGAGCTATGCCTTACATTTATGCAAAGAAAACTAAAACCGATGTCATGCCATACCCTGATGAGTCGATGATATCCATTGCGACATTGATTCCAATGCTGTGTGGAGATATCAACTACGCAATTAAATATATGTCCTACGCTATCATCTACGGCGTAAACGTAAAGCAGGAGCTTATTAAGCGCGGGCCTAATGCTTTTTTTAACCTGCTACCGTTTGACGAGACATCGCCGAACAAACCAGAGGTAGGAGTATTAAAACCTGACATCGATATCAAGGAAGTTTTTGACGGCATCATGATGCAACTTCAGCTTTGGCTGAATGCCAGAGGCATATCGGCGTCTATCATGGGCTATAACTCTTCTGGGCTTTCATCTGGTATCAGTAAGATGATTGACGAGGCTGACGTTTCTGGCATCATTCAGCAGAACCAAGAAATCTACAGAAAGATGGAAAAAGACATATTCAATTTCATCTTTCATCATGGGCATGATATTTGGCGTAACAATAACCCTGCTATGCCACAATATTCGTTTTCGCCTAACTGCTATGTTGACGTAATATTTCCGCAAGTGGAAGTTATCAAGACACGCGAGGATATCATCAGGGAAGTGAAAGAGGAGCTAGGGCTACGTCTCATTTCTAAGAAGATGGCAGTTAAGAGGCTTAATCCAAATATGACAGATGAGGAGCTTGACGAACATATGGAAGAAATCAAAGAAGATAATACAGATAATTCAGAGCAACCAGATATGAATGAAACTGCAGAAGGCGAGGCGGACAATGGGGGCTGATTGGCAGCGGTTTGAAGTCGAGATACCAAGCGGGCTTTCTGAAACAGAACGCCTTGCTTTGGGCGAGGATATTATAGAGTACATGCGGAAACGGACAGAAGGTGGAAAGGATTCCGAAGGCAAACCGTTCCCGAAGTACTCCAAGGAATATATCAAATCGCTTGATTTTAAAATCGCTGGCAAGTCTCCCGGCAAGATCAACTTAACTCAGACTGGAGAAATGCTTGCCGATATCCAAGTTTTAGATATTAAGAAAGATAAACTTGTCATTGGCTTTGAAAAAGGTTCATTATCTAATGACAAGGCCGATGGTCATATTACAGGCTGGCAAGGGCGTTCGGATGTAAAGAGGGACTTCCTTGGTTTTGATAGTTCAAGCGAAAAGGAAAAGCTGAAGTCGATCATACGCAAGCACGAAAAGTCAATAGACCGTGATAGTCTTGCTCTCAAAGCATTAACCTGGCTATCGATGAGGGATATCAAACGTGGAAAGAAATAAAAAGAACATAGAGGATTTTGTTAAAAGACTAAATACTCTAATCGAGTCATCAACAGGTCAAGCTCAAATGGGAAAGATTGGGCGCTTCTTGATTGATAAGATCACGGTAAGAACAAGGCTAGGCTACGGCGTAAAAGACAATTTAGAGCAAAAGTATCCTTTGCGCAGCGTTCCGCGTTCACCAGCTTATGAGAAGTTTAGAAAAACATTTACAGGGCTTTCACCACAAACAACACCGAGAAGGCATAACCTTACATTGACAGGTTCAATGATTGATAGCCTAAAGATCAAGGCTATGAGTCGAAACAAGATCACAATCGGGCCAACTGGCTTCGATCAATTCGGTAGATCAAATGAGATGAAGGCATACTGGCAAGAACAACTGGGCAGAGTCTTCTTGCGTCTCTCAGAGCAGGAAGTTAAGCAGGTAAGAATTTTTTGGATTAGACAATTTTCTGACTTGCTAAAAGGTAAAAATATAGTTTAACATGAAAGGGAAGGCTATGACTACAGACAACGAAAGCACTTCAAACAATTCTAGCTCCGGTGGAGCAAATACTGACCCCGGCGGGGAAGGTAAAAATCAGCAAAAAAATAGCGTTTCTTATGAAACTTACACAAAGGTTTTAGATGAGGCAAAAGCTGCCAAAGCAAAACTTCGTGAGTTTGAAGAAAACTTTAATAAGACACGCGAGGAAAAACTGAAAGCTGATGGGGATTGGAAAGGGCTTCTTGAAACAAGAGAATCGCGGATAAAAGAGCTTGAAACAGAGCTTTCAAAAACATCCGAGAAATTTAGTAGTCTGCACGACAGAATTACAAATAGCCAAAAGCTGGCAAAGGTTCTGTCAAAAGTTGGCGGGCACGTTGACGAAAAGTACTATGGTCTGATTGATATCAGTGACGTGAAAACAAACCCGGAAACGGGCGAAATAGATGACATGTCAGCAGCAAAAGTAGCGGAAAGTTTCCGTACTACTTATTCGGACGTAGTAAAGAAGGGATTTAATCCCGCTTCAATGGGTGAAACCAAGGGGGCTGGTAATCAACCAGCGGCAACAATTCCTTACGAGGAATGGAGTCGCTTGCCTTATAATGAAAAAAAGAAGTGGCGAACGAGTCAAATCAAATAAAAGGGGGAACTAAATATGGTATTGGGGCCAACTAACATTGGTGACGTTTCGGAACAAATCCAAAAGTTTTGGGCACCGCTTGGTGCATCACAGCTTGTTCAAAACAATCCCATGCTCAACATTGTAAACAGAAACTATGAAGGAAACCTGCAAGCAAAAGGTGATACCGTTTATGTTTCTGTTCTTAGGCCGATGACTGGTCAAACACAAACCGTAGGCGTTGACGCTGATACTTTCGCGCCAAGCAAAGTATCTATGGTAAGAACAGCTATCACTGCCAACAGAGTTTTCTCCATGTCTGTTGAGCTTGAAAGTCTTGTTCAACTGCAATCGCTTCTTGACTCCAACGATGCACAGCTTCGTGAGATGATGATGCAAGCGGTTTCTGATCAAATCAACAAGCACATCTATTCTTTTGTCAAAGCTTCTGTAACCGATGGCTCAACGGGTGACTATAACGTCTCTACTTTGAGCAAGACAGAGCTTCGCGGCGCAAGGGTTTATGCTGGCAAGAACAAGTGGCCAAAGGACGGCAACTGGTTTGGTCTGCTCGACCCTGCTTACTGGGGAGACATCACCGTTGATTCTACGCTGGCAAGTATAGATTTCGTCGGTGAAACACCAATCGCTGGCACCACAACTTTCCGCAAGCTTCTTGATTTCAACATTGCGGAAGATAACTGCCTGGGTACTTCCCAAGGTCTATTCTTCCACCGTGATTGGATGTACTTTGTAATGCAGCAAATGCCTACTTGGAAGGTTTCCGACCTTCACAGCAATTACAAGCGCGGCATCCTTCTTAGTGTTGACGTAGTCGGCGGCGCGGCTCTGAATGCATACGCAGGTAATGAGCTTCACTATCCTGTCTATGCAACCAATAGCTCTACTGGCTGGGTAGATCCGAGCTAATGAGCAAGTACGCTGGTAGCAAAATGAAGCTGTTTCCCTCTGAAAAAGAGGTAAACAGTTTCTTTCAAAGCGGCGAAGTTGAGCAGGTGATTGGTCTTTATATGAAGCGAAACGAATCTTTCGTTTTGTTTTATATTGAGACTTCACCGATAAAAGAAGAAACTGAAGAATTAAAAATATCAAAGAAAGGTAAAAAGCCATGACTGATATCGTAGTAAAAGGACATAAAACCCTTGCTGCTGGTTTCACTGGTGAAACTAAAAGAGTTGGATTGATTTATGACTTCGCACAAGACGGCGGAGCTTATAACGGCAACGTCTATATTCTTGGTGAAATCGAGGGAACGGTTCTTATTGAAAGAGTGATTGTAAGAACGCTGACGACTGTAGTTGGAAACAACTCAACTGTCATTGTTGGACACACAGATAACGATGACGCTTTTGTTGATGCTACTGCAGGAGCAGAGGCGAACTTGGTAGAAAACACTGTAGCGGCAGCTGCTACAACTTCTATACCTATGATTCTTGTTGATGGTAAAAAGATCATCATGAAGATTGGCACCGCAAACCTTACCGCTGGTAAGATTATTGCAGAAGTTTGGTACAAGGACGTTAGGGCTGGTTAATTGGCAGCTTTCGTTATACTTCCTTTCATGGGTGTATTCCCTTTTTCAAGGGAATACATTTTTATTCGGAGCGAAACATGAATAACCAGAATATTGTGCTGACAAAAATATCTGGTACTGTTTCAGATATAACGAATCTAGTCACTGATATAGATCATTCTGGGAAGTCAATTACTTTGACTAACACTGATGCAATCTATATCGGATCTGTATTTCCTTTTAATTCGCTCTACTTGAGGTTTTCAGGCACGTTGAACAACAATGCTAGCGTGCTTTCTGCAGCTTTCTGGGATGCTACCCAGTTTAGAGACTTTTACAAAGTTATCGATGGTACTGATACCAGCGGGGCAACATTTGCTAAAAGTGGTGTTTTAAATCTCATTGCTACCGATCAATATGCACCAGCTTGTTATGACTCAAAGCATCTTGATGAGCTTGGTAATATCGATGGGTACTACTCACTTTATTGGACACGTTTAAAAGTATCAGCAACACTTGATGCTGTGACACTTCTTTACATTGGGCAGCTATTCGTTGAATCGGACGCAGCTATTTACAAGCTGTATCCTGATTTGCAGGCTACCCAGTATAAGAGGGTTTTTGATGCACAAAAAAGTGATTGGCTCGATCAGCGTTTAATCGCGTCTGATATCCTCATATCTGATTTGATAACTATGAATCAAATCAAATTTGGTGAGCAGTTTTTAGACTGGAGACTTTTAAAATCACCGGCTCTGCATAAAACAGCAGAGCTTATTTACAAAGCGCAGGGAATGAAATACAGAGATGATTCTGTCAATGCTCAAAAGGCATATGCAGCATCATTAGAGCCTAGAAAATTCGGTATATCACACGGAAATATTATCAAGACACAAAGCACATATGAAAGCGCACCGACGAGGTTCTATAGATGACGATTATTACAACTTCATATGATGCTTTGATTACCTTGATTGGTAATACTCTAACTTCTGCTAATGGCTGGGTGAGGCTCACCAATCCCGATGAGATTTTAGAAAACTTCGATTCATTCTTAAGGCAAGGCTGGTGTCTTGTCGCGGGTGACTCTGTCAACACAAACAGGGAGCTTTGCAAAATTTCAAGCTGGAATCGTAATTTCAGCTTAATTATGGCCGTAGAATATTACGGCAATAATGCAAACTACTCAATTCAAGATGATGCTATCAAGGTACTTCTTGAAGCATCAACGGCTATGGCCGTAGCAATTGAAAACGATCAAACACTAGGCATAGGAACGGGTAACGTTATCGCTAGAGTATCAAATGATAGCGGTATTGTTCCTGTTGAATATGAGACTAGAAAATTTATAACGTGTTCTTTATCAGTAAGTATCGAAACATTTATAGGTTATTAAAAGGGGGAAACTATGCCTATTAGCCACAAGTCAACTATATTTGCGATTAAAAAAGAAGCAACTGAGGGTACTATTACCGCACCAACGGCAACAACTAGCTTTATTCCTATTCAGCCTGATTTGGAAATGGTTCCAGAAGTTGAAAAGCTCGATAACGAGGAAATGAAAAATTCTCTCGGAATGGCTAAGAAGATTACAGGCGCAGAGAATCCAACAGCTACCCTATCTCATTATATGAAGCATAGCGGCGTAGAAGGTCAAGCACCCGCGTGGGGGACGCTAATTGAGTCAATCATGGGAAACGTCAAGACAGCTTCAACTGAATATGCTGTTGTAGCAGGTTCAACAACTTCGGCTTTAAAAGTTGCGGACGCTTCTGTTTTCATGGTCGGTGAGATGGTTCTTATTAAAGATCCTACTAACGGCTACTCTCTAAACTTCATTCACAGCTATGAAACAGTAACCGACACCATGCAAATGGCTTTTAAACTTGCTGCAGCACCGGGAGACACTGTTAAACTCGGTAAGGCTATTACTTATTACCCATCTAATAGCTCTCATCCTTCATTGACTCTGTGGCGCTACATCTCAGGTTCGGGCGCAACTGATATGATTCGCGGCGCAAAGGTAACCGAGATGACTATCACGGCGGAAGCTGGGCAGCTTATCAACGCCAATATGTCGCTTGAAGGGCTTGAGTATTACTGGAATCCAATCGAGATTACAGCGTCAAATGATACTCTTGACTTGACAGACGATCAAGGCACGATTGCACCGCGTGTAGCTTCTGGCTGGTATAAGACACCACAGGAGCTTGCAACGGCTCTACAAGACGCGATTGACGCTCTCACAACCGAGACTATCACCGTTACTTATTCAAACAGCACCGGGAAGTTTACGATTGCAACAAGTACTTCGTCTGTTCTTTCGCTGCTGTGGAATAGCGGAACAAACACAGCTAGAACTATTGGAACAAAGCTTGGTTTTGCTGTTGCTGCTGATGATACACTTGCAACAACTTATACCAGTGATAACCCACAAACATATGCAGCGGCTTACACACCAGCTTTTGACGATAGTGATCCGCTGGCAGCAAAGGGGCATATTGTCAACTTTGGTGATCAAGTTGACAACGTATGTTTTAACCCTTCTACTGTCGAGATTACTATCAGCAATGAGCGGAAGGTTATCGAATCGATTTGCGCGGCTTCTGGCCGTAGCGGATCGGTGATTGTAGGTAGGACCGTCACGGCAAACATCACGGCACTTCTGGAGAAGTATGACGCTGACAAGATTGATAGGCTTCTTCAGAACAAGGATTCTCGGCTCATGTACTGTGGTGGAATCAAGGCTGGCGGTAACTGGGTAGCTGGTAAATGCTTTGGTGTGTATCTGCCCTATTGTACTGTTGATAGTTACAACGTAGGCGATGACGAGTCGCTGGTTACAGTGGAATTCGAGGTTTCGGCTTTCGTTCCTGATGATGGATCAAACGAGGTTTTCATCGGCTTTGTATAAACCACAAAGCCTTTTTTTGTTTTCATGAAAGGGAGTTTAAAAAATGCTAAAAAAGTTTTATGTAAAGGACTTTATAAACATCGAAGAATTCGGGATTGATGAGGCAAGCTATGTTTGCATCAATCTTCCCGACTATAAAGCTAAGGGTATTTTTGCTCGGCGGGCAGCGGCAGCAAAAGAGCAATTAGACTTTTATGATGTTTTCGTTAACACAGCAGAGGAGCTTGTTACCGAAGTTAACATCATCTTTGTAGATTCTAATGAACCTATGCTTACGAGCTTTTCTGAGCTTGGTTCAAGCGCGATTGCTGATGAGTTTATGAAGTTTTTTATGGAGCTTGTTAAAAACGGTTTTGTACCAAAAAAGAAATAGACCAGCTGAGATTTTCAACAAAATGTTGGTACAAGGGCATTAATGATGGGATACACCCGGAGTCAATGCCTTTTTTATCATTGTACTCAGAGCGAAAAATTTTGGCTGGTCTGGGTTTTACCTCTGATTTAAATGAGCTTGATTGCTATACTGTAAACATGCTTGTAAATATAGAGGCAGAGATAAGAAAGCAGGAAGCTGAGGAACGCAAGAAGGCTTCAAAAGGAAGGGGGAGGCGTGGCAAATAATATAGATTTGACCGCTACGTTTGACACTACAGACGCAATCAAATCAGTAAATAAATTTGGGACGGAAGCGAGTAAGTCAATTGACGGTGTTAATAAGTCGGTTGATACTTTACAAAAAAACGTTGATGAAACTTCCAAAAGAAAATTCAACATTGATACAAGCTCGGCAAAGGATGCACTTGAAGGGCTTAAAAAGACAATCGTAGGATTTGGCGCGGCCTATCTTTCTTTCAATGCTATCTCTGGTTTTGTCGGAAAGATCGTATCGGAGTCAATTGAGGCAGAAAATAGCCTTAATCAGCTTAATGCGGCACTGGCAAGAAATGGTCAGCTAACGGCGCAGACATCAAAGTCAATGGAACAGTTTGCTTCGGCTATGATGCAAGCATCAACTGTCGATGATGATGTTATCACAGGGCAGCTTGCCATTGCGCTTAACTTCACAAAGTCGGCTACGCAAGCACAGCAGCTTGTACAGGCTGCCATGAATCTATCGGCAGCAATGAAAATTGATCTTGGCACTGCTGTTGAATATTTGGGCAAAAGTTTGGACGGTACGGCTGGGCGTCTTGTCGAAATGGTGCCAAGTCTTCGCGGCATGTCTGCAGAGGCTTTAAAAGCTGGTGGAGCTATCCAAGGAGTTAACCAGCAATTTGCAGGAGCGGCAGCGGCGGAAATCAACACTTTCAAGGGTGCTATAGATCAATTGACTAACGCCTATGGTAATTATGCAGCGGCACTTGGTGACGCGATAACTCAAAACCCTGTCCTGATACAATCTATAAAAGAGATATCTAGGTATTATGGTCTTGCTACGGATCAAGTGAAAGACGGAACAAGCGCAATGATTGACTTTGTCAATCGTGGTCTTTTGGTTGTTCTGCAGGGTGTTAGGGATATGATTCCTTCTCTCAATATTCTTTCAACTTTTCTTCGTTCTATATTCTTCATTGTTGAAACTTTAGTTGATGGATTTAAAAGTTTTGGTGATGTTCTTAGACTTGTCGGGAATTCGTGGTTATGGCTTGTTGGTACACTTGACGGTAAAAAATCTGCCCTTGATGCTATCGATGATTCTTTAAATTCTATCAATAATCGCGCTAAGGATATTGAGAAGAATTGGAAAAATCTTTTTAAAGATAGCTTTGATACAAAATCTCTCAAGGAAATAGATGACGCTCTCAATAGGATTCAAAAGAGCGCGAAAGATGGCGTCAAAGTAGACGTTAAACCAAATGTTGAATTACCAAAAGATTTAAAGACAACTATCGGCGCAGATATTAAGGCTGGAGATATAAAAGCTCCTGACCTTGAAAAAATAAATGGCGGTAATATATCGAAGGAATTCCAAGACTATCTCGATTTCATGGCACCATTCTCCGAGGCTGGTGACAAGCTCGCTAACTTCATTGATAGTGATAAAAATTGGAATGAATTTTTTGGTGAGTTTGAAGAAACACCAAAAACATTGGGTGAAAAATTAAAATCAATTGCAAAGGGTGCAATCAACCAACTTCCTACAAATGTAAAAGCAAGCCTAGCTGATATGGCTTCCAATATGCTTATTGGTATAGGAGAGGTTTTTTATTATCTCAAGAAAAACGCAGAGCCATTGGTTAAAAGCTCATTTGCTGCAATTAGTGGAGCAATATCTGCAGTAGCACAGGGCGCAGAAGGTGCTAAAAAGTATGTTCCTGAGATGTTATCAAACATCATGCAAGGAGTAGGCGGCGCGGTAGGTTCAATATGGGGTCCAGTAGGTTCTGCGATTGGCACAGGAATCGGTGGAATATTCGGCGAACAAATCAAACTGGCATCTCTACCAAGGGAAGAAATTGAAAAGAAGATAACAGAATTCTTTGACGAGATACCAAAGGTTCTTAACCGTATCCTTGATAACCTTCCTATGATTGCCGAGAAAATGGGTGATAACCTTCCCGGTATGTTCCTTAAGATTTTCGAGGCTATCCCTTATATCCTTGAGGCTTCAGTTAAAGTCATGGAAGGGATAGGAGAATCTGCAGCTTTAGATAATCAGGCATGGGCTGCCATACTTCCTGAGATATTTGTTGCAATATGGACTAGCGCGGCACTTGGCATCAAATACTTTGTGCAAGGATTTGCAAGAGGGGCAGAACGCTACTTCTCAGAAAAAGGCGCAGAGATAGTAAGAATTACAAGTGAGAAGCTTAACGCTATCGGAAAAGTATGGACTGAAAAGCTTGAAGGTATCCGTAAAGCCTTTAAACAGATTAGCTTTGAAAATGCTTTCAAGGGCTTTGGTTCACTCTTAAGTGGAATTCTTAATTCATGGGTAAACTTCTTAACTGGTGTTGAGAAGCTCGGCGGCTTTCTGTCAGCAGGATTCAAGGGGCTTCTTGACCTAGTATCAACTACGTTTGGAGATTTGGGCACACAGATAAATGATGCTGTGTCAAATTTCTTTGGTCAATTCGGTATATCGATTGATTCTATTGCAGGCGGTTTTGAATATTACAAAAAAGCAATTGGTGAAAAGATAAATCAACTTGGCAGGGATATCAACAACGCAGTTACAAATGGCCTTAAAGGACTGTGGGATGGAATCATCAATTTCTTCAATTCAATCTCAAACGCGGTTTATGAGGCTGGAAAGAATCTACTTGAGGGGTTGATACCCGGTCTTAAAGATAACCTCTCACAATTCGGTTTAAGCCTATCTAATGGGCTTTCGGACTTTGGGGGGAAAGTGGTTAGTACTCTCAAGGATTCGGTAGGGCAGTTTTTTAGTGGTGACCGGCTCAAAGAGATGTTTGACGCAATCAAGAATGGTCTAACTGACATATTTAAGAAGCTCGATCCGAGCAAACTTCTTGAAGAAATATCCATTGGCGGTGGCGGCGGTGGACAGGGACTTATCCCAAATAGTGTACCCATACTTGGAGCACTGGCAACCGGTGGCATAGTACCTTCCGGTTATCCTGATGACTCCTATCCTGCCCTTCTCACTTCAGGCGAAGTTGTCGTACCCGCTGCAACAACGCCAAACCTCTTTAGCTTGATCGATAGGCTATCGAAGGGGGCAGCAACGGGCGCAGCTGACAACACAGCTACAAATCAAACTAATGAGCTTTTGAGGCAACTCATAAACATGATGGCTAGTCAGCAACAAGTTGTTGAGGTTAAACTTGACAGAGACACATTAGCCAGAGCAATCATCGCACTAAATAAAGACAATAGGAGGCTTGCATAATGGCCGGAGAAGGTTCAGCTTGCGAGACAAGGTTCATGTATATCAATAGCCTACTTTACGGCTCTATCACTTCCTATTCAAGCTACATGACAGGCTTTCCGGCTTCCAATGTTGTGATGATGAATAGAGCCAATCTGTGGGTTACTAATGGAAACTTTACGATTAACTCACTTAACAACAAGCTCTATATCAACATAGCTTTAGTTGGAAATTACACCATAACGCTAACAAGCGCAAAATATACAGGTACAACTTTAGCGGCTCATATTACTGCAGCAATTCTTTCTGCTACAGGAAGGAATATAACTTGCGCATACACTACCGATTATAAATTTGCTTGGGAGTCGGTAGCAGAAAACTTTACATTGCGCGGTACGCAGACAAGCGCGGCTGTGTGGTACGATATCGGACTTATCGGAGGTACTGACGTTTATATACCGACAACTTCGGAGTTTGAGGGAGAAGTAAGAATACACACAAGCGAGTATATTTACTTTGACCTCGGCTATTCCATGGATATCTCTTTCTTTGCTCTTATGCCTCAACGAAACTATGCGAACATGCTAACGGCAGGCGCAACGATAAACGTCAAGGCATCGAATCTAAACGATATCACAACTGCACCTTTTAGCGTTAATGTCCCGGCAGGAGCGGAAGGAAGCTACTATTTCTTTGAAACTGGTACGCCAATCACTTATCGTTATGTCTGGTTTACAATTATAGATCCCGCTAATCCTTTTGGGCCAAACCTTGTATTTAGCCAGCTTTTCATGGGCGGATATATCGCGCTACCTAACCGCACTGTTGATTCTGGGTTTACAATTCAGGACGTTGACAGGGCGTTACGGACAGAGTCACAGGCGGGCGGGCTTTATTTTGAACGCTATGGACGGCATAAGAGATATTCAGGTCTTAAGTTTTCAAATATGACAAGGGCAGAAACTGCAGCGGTACAACAGCTTTACTATGATATCGGAAAGTCAAACAACTTCTATCTATCAATCGATAGCGGAAACTTCAATAATGACATAGAGGCTTTCACAAATATAGGCGTTTTTGAGAATGATCCAACGATAACAGCAAAACCTGCAAATTTCTTTGACGCCAACTTTGAATTTAGGACAAACTAAAATGACTTTCGGAACATATGCACAGCGTCAACTGTTCTTTGAGCCAGAGCTTAATACTCCATTCGTTGTGGCATATTCACAGCCAGATGAAAGCGGAGTTTTGAGGCATATCAGGGTGAGATATATCATCACAGATAATTTCACAGATGATTGCACCATCTATCTTCGCGTAGTTGATTATTACGATACAACAGAAGTGATAGAGACATCTTCTCCCATTGTTCTTTCTGATTTCACGCTACCAACAGGCAAGCAGTTTAGGCAAGGGTGGATTAGATTTGATTTTTCTGGCACCAAGACAATTGCAAAGGAAAATACATATCGAATCGAGATGCTTTACAATTGCACTGACTACGATAGCGCAGATGATCGCTTTTTGATGTTTGCTGTTGATTATCCGTTCAGGACATATGACACAAGCGGAAGTACTGACCCATTTACCAATTGTTATATTGAACATCAAATATTCACCGAAAGGCTTTACGATGACTTTGTTGTACGTTGACGAATCGAGTATTGATAAAGCTCTTTTCGCTAAAATATCGCCAAGGCTATTAACAACATTAGTAGCGCACTCTGGAAACATAAAAAAATTCACAGTAAGTGATTTTGTTGACAGCATAGAAATCCCTGGCCTACATGATAAAAACATTGTCCAAGTTTTTGATTATGATGATTTGAATACAGTTGGTGAATGGTTTTGGGATCGAGACAATGAAACTGTTTATGTCTATTATACTAGCGCAGTCCCTAAAAAAATTGTGGTGTTTGTATCTTTGTTTGTAACGACTAGCTTTGATGTTTTAGCCATATGTGATCCGGATAATACTAACAACCAAAATAGAATTATATGGCGTAATAGACTGCAGGAGACATCATTTAGTCAATCTGTAGAGGATCAACTAAATGGGAAGCTTGGTATAACCACAACTTCAATATCACTCATCAACAATGATTCATTTTATAACTATCTTGCTTCTGATAACTACTCGCTAAAAAATGCCCCGGTTAAGGTTTGGGTAGTTATCAATCAGTTTTCAAACAGAACTTTGATTTTCAAAGGAATGTGTCAAAATGCTTCTTTTAGCGATAGCAATCTGAATTTAGAGATAATTGAGCAGACGAAGCTATTGCAACAAGACGCAACTTATGGCGATGATATCCTGTGGACTAACATCAACAAAACAACATGGCCTAATTCAAGGGATGAAGATCAAAATAAATTTATACCCTACCATCTTTCACTATCATCCATCAAAACAGCTAAGGAGACAAAGGGCGTTTTTTATAGCGGTTTTGTGACGACATATTTTTCTGAATTTAATTTTTTTGATGTAGATCCAAGAACAGACTACAAAGGTATTTATGTTGGTACTCAACCACAAGGTGATGTTGGTTATTCACCCGGCAAAAAATATGCTGTTTGCCGTGGCATAATCATCACAAATGACCATAGAACCAACAAAACAACAGCGCCGGTATTGTTTCAATATTTTCTTGGTAGTGATATTTTAGATTATAAAATAACTGTGTCAGGTACGGATTATTTTGCAGAATGGATCATCGATGTTTCAAACGCCACAACTTTAAACCTAATCAAAGAAGTTTATCCGGGCATGAGAACGTGGCTTTACAATAAGACCACAAATACATATTTAGCAGATGAAACAATTATAACCAGAGTTGACACAGTAAACAAGATTATCGGTCTAAGAAAACATATCTACATGACTGACACTAACAATATTCATTCTACTGGTACTGATGAATTTTCCTTGAAATATGCTGGTCCAACAGTTTATACGATGAAAGATGGAATACCGGTTTATTTACCAAAGGCAAATTATTATTTTACAGATGAAAATACTTCAAATTCATCTGGTCTTAGCTCTCCAATTTCTTATCTTGTTGTGACATATGATTATAATGCTGGCTCTAAATATACCTACTATTTTGACAATACTATTCAGCAATGGGATTTATATCCAGCTTCGTTTGCTGGAACGAGTACTGATGATGTTCCAGAATTAGAATATTATGTAAGGTTTTATAGCGCGATTAGTCCCAATTCAACGCGAGGAGAGATAGCTTCAGCATTATCAAGAACATATTACTCTACCAAAGGAATAAAAGCGGATAATTTTTTTAACACAACAATATCTGGTGAGATATCTAACACAGATTTAACATCATCATTTTATAATTATAGATTAAGGCTTGGATCTACTGCTTACAACGATGTTGTAGTGTCAGACGTGATACAGAATTCAGCTAAAACCTATGTTGATGTATTAGAGCAACTTCTATATTCATCATTTGGTTTCATGGTCACGAACAAAAATGGATATATTGAGATAAGGCTTTTTGAGAATGAACCATTCGGCACTACTCTTTTAGAATTAACGGAAGATGATGTAAAAGATAGGTCCATTACTTCTGACAACGATTTTTCAGATTTTTCGTCAATTGTTAATTCGAAAAATATACACGATACTGTGGAAGCTAATATCGAAGGCAGTGATAGTGATATGAAAATCCTTGTTGGTGATATCCGCTATAATTATACACACTACTCAAAGACAATGGGTTTTTATAACGACTATGTTAAAGATAGATTGCAAGCTTATAAATTCAGGTCATTAAAAAAATATACGTTCACGATAATCAACAAAGGGTATGAATTAACACCCGGTGATAGAATCAACATATCTTTCAGCAATTCAGGCAAGTGGTTGGGTAGCGACACAACTAAAAATTTGTTTATAATAAGAGTAAATAAGGCACTATCTGGAGTTGTGGTAACCTGTATTGAAAACATTTTTCCATAAAGGAAATTAAAATGGTCGGCAGAATACGCGAAATAGTTTTTGAGGATGGAATTGACGTTGACGGTACGGTTACCGAGGCAGCTTCAAAGGATTATGTTGATGGTTTATTTGATCCAATCACAGCAAATGAAAAAGGGATATATTTAGATAATACAAGCGGTCTTCCTGCACTTTCGCCATGGCGTGCTGGTGTACTCGCATGGGATACCGAACATGATTGCCTTGCTGTTTCGACTATCTATGAAGATTCTTGGTTGCAGGTAGGAAGCGAGGAGCAAGAAACAGTAAGGAATAAAACTGGCTCAGATCTTTTAAATGGTCAAGTTGTTTATATTGATGGAGCTACAGGACATATTCCAAACGTGAAACTTGCAACATGTACTGATGAAACAATAGCAAAAAGAACTATAGGGGTTGTAACATCAGAGTCAAATATTGCTAATAATGATACTGGTCCTATTTGTTTATCGGGACATGTTCATGGCATCAATACAAATTCCTTTACTGTTGGCGATGTTCTTTGGTTAGATACCGTAGCCGGTGGTTTTACAGCCACAAGGCCGAGCTATCAATATGAACATATCATGATTGGTATTGTGCTAGAAAAATCACCTACAGATGGTGTTATTTATGTTGAGGTTAGGGATTTAACCGACCAAATTGCAAAAATGGGTTTTCATACGGTAGACCCCCATGGCTTCACTGAATACGATAACACTTACATGACAAGAAGCTGGGTAGGTAATACCTTCACATTAACCCAAGTAGGAACAAGCACGCCATATTATCATAAAGGCAAATTAAAGTATTTAACTGGAAACAAATCGATAACTGTCACACCAACAGCGGGCGCGCATTTCATCGGTTTAAATTGCACAACAGAAGTTCTTGAAGATTTAGGCGGGACTATCCCGGCGGCTTCAGTTGTTTCAACTCATGTGATTTGTGAGTTTTGTTATGCAAATGGGACTGATGTCATTTATTACGCAAATGAGAGACACTCAACGAAGTTTCCTAAAAAGATATGGTTTTTTAATCACCTTTATTTATCTACACAATACAAAAGCGGTTTAACAACAAGCATAACCTCAATTGACGGCAATGGTAGCAGTTTGGATCATGCAAGGTTTTCTGTTACGGCTGGTGTGATACAAGATGAAGATATTGAAATCAGCGTCGCATCTATAGCAAGCGCAGCGACAAAAAACATTTGGTATTATAACGGCACTGTTTGGGTTAGTGTTTCAGAAACAAACGGCACTGGTGTTATTGTTTCAGGCACTGGCAGAGCTTCATACAATAATTATACAACTGGTCTTGTTGAAGCTACAAATAATTATCATGTCCTTACTCATCTATTTGCTGCTAATAACGGCACTGTAATTGCAATCATTGGTAACGCTGAGTATCAATTATTGGCTCAGGCTAGGGTGGCAGCTAGCGAAGAGATATCTACTCTTTTAACAACTGGTTTGCCGTTCCCAGAGTTTAGAGCAATCGCAACATTTATAAATCAAACGAGGGATACTTATTCAAACGCAGTTAAATCAAGAATTGTTTCAGTTGATACAGGTGTTGAATATATAGATTGGAGAACAACAAAGCTTAATCCTGTAGCTGGAACATCAGCATCAAATCATAACAGTCTTGCAGGTATTCAGGGCGGC